GCCCGTTTGCCGGTATATTTGATGGGATGGATAAGGGATTCAGTATTATGTCTGATAAGATATCGGGTGTTTGGAAAGAACTTACAGACGGTGAGAAGATGGAAAGAACTACCGAGATGTGGGCTTCTATGGTTAGTGGAATTGGTGAAATGATATCATCCATTTATGATCGCCAGATTGAAGCTATTGAGGCTGAACAGGAAGCGAATGAGAAAGCAGGTGAAGAGGAAATTTCCCGTATAGAGGTTTTAGAAGAAAGAGGTGCTATAACAACTGAAGAAGCCGAAGCGCGTAAACGTGCGGCGGAAGATAAAACGGCACAAAAGAATGCCGAATTGGAGAAGAAAAAAGCTGCATTAAGAACAAAACAGGCAAAGTTTGAGAAAGCTACCAGTATAGCTGAGGCGGCTATACAGATAGCAGGTGGTATTTTGCAGACGATAAAACAATTGGGCTTCCCTGCTGCAATACCTATGATAGCTGCTCTAGGTGCTATGGGAGCGATACAGCTTGCTACTATTATAGCGACTCCTATTCCGAAGTATGCCAAGGGTACTGATTCGCATAAAGGCGGATTGGCTGTAGTGGGTGATGGTGGTGTCCCTGAAACAATCGTTACTGAAAAAGGAGCGTATATTACTCCGTCTGTCCCTACTTTGGTTGACATCCCTAAAGGTGCGAAGGTTATACCTTATGCAGTGGATATGGACAGGATAAAGGCTCATGCAAATGATTTTGATGGTCTTATGGCATATAGAAGCGAAAACGATCTTCCTCCTGTATCAATAGTTAATGATTATAGTGAACTGGAGAAAAAGATAGGGCATCTGGAAAAATCACAGCAGATAGGATTTGCAAAATTAGCCAAGGCGATAAGAGAAAACAATTATCAGCAATTTTCAAAAAGTATCTGATTATGAGGTATACAAGTGACATATATGAACTTCCCTTGTCCGTTTTTATAGAGATTTATACCAATGATAGCAATACTATTGAATTTGACGGTGAGGACAAAGGGGCTGTATCGGCAAAAATTATCAATGACTATGTAGAAATTGTCGGGAGCAAACAGTTGTTCTCTGAGATATTGAATTGTAATGAGCGTATGAATCTTGCAATGACTGTGGAGTGCATGAAGGCATGTGAGAACATGATGAAGTTGAAAATGTATGATGAGGTGCGTGATATTCTGATGAAGATAGGTTATTCGTGTAAAAAAGGTGATGTAATGGCTATGAATGCTAGAATATCCGCATTAAATTCCCGTGCACAATATGATTTGGATAAGATAAGTAAGGAAAAGAATGAGGAACTGAAGGAGAAGCCTACAAAACGTGGATTTATAAATGAAGTTGTCGCTATTGGGAAGTATAATAAGATGTATATCAATCCGAAAGAATGGACCGCCGGATCTTATGCCTGTCTTGTAAGGCAGACATGTGACGAAATCGATGGGTTGAATCGTAAAATGAAATAATTATGTATTATCGATGTGAGTTACTTATAAATGGTCTGAAGTACAGGGTTACTGATGATCTTGAAAATTGGGACGAGGTGAAGGCTAGTTTCAAGAGAAATGACTATGACGGTGTTATCCGTACATTTTCCAACAAATTTTCTTTTGCTGGGGATGCTAGAAAATTGCTGTTAAAACAATATGATGAAGATTATTTGAATGCTTCTGCCTCAATAATAATAAGTACAAGAAATAACAGTTGGTTGTATAATGAACGGTTTAGTTGCGCTCTCAATTTTTCTACATTGCAGGATAATGGTCGTATCTTACAGATAAATGCCGTGGATGATAGCGTGGCGTCCATGATAAAGTCAAAAAAAGGAACTCAATATGAATATTCGGTCGAAGAGGTGAAAAGCCCCATTCCTCTTGTTTATGACGGACTTGAACTTTCAGAATCAGCAAAATGGATTCCTACAGGTGATACATTGGAAGACGATGACACTCTTATTAATGTTTATTTCAGCAAGAAAATGTCACCAATGCCAATATATATAACTGCCAGTGATTCCTTAATAAAGGGGTCTCTTGAATTTAATGATCAAACAGTAGGTGGTGATGATGTATATTCGATAAAGGCTCTGAAATCAATTAGGATAAATATAGAGTTTAATATTGATATGTTTGTGTTTAGGAAATATCAGTCTGGTGCTTTGGGATATGATGTAAGAGGTGTGAGGCTCCAGATTATGAAGATAAGTAATGAGATTGATAGTAATGGGGAAGCGGTGACTACGGAAACGGTGATAGGAAGTTTTGAACTTACGACAGAATCAGAAACGCCAGTGGAAAAGAAGGTTTCGGAATCGTACAATATAAGTCTTTTGCATAATGATAAAATAATAGTGAGAGCTATGTATGTCAATGAGAAAGAAGAGATTGTACCTGTATTGCCGGATTTGCCATACAAAGTCTCAACATCAAGTTATTTTAAAGCATCATGGAAAAATCGAATAAACCCTGTTGAGATGGATGTTATAAAGCCCGATACATTGCTGAACAGATTGCTTAAAAGTATTAATGGAGAGAAAGATGGTTTGACTGGAGTGATTGAGGGGACAGGAGATAGAAGGCTTGATAATTGTATGCTCTTGGCGGCTGAATCAGCCCGTAAGATTCCTGGAGCCAAAATATATACATCCTTCACCAAATTTGCAAACTGGATGAGTTATGTGTTTGGTTATGCTTACGACATATCCGGGAATACAGTAACTTTTCGGCATAGAAGCAAATACTTCTCGGATGATGTTGTCAAAAGGATAGATGATTTATCTGATTATGAGATGAAGGTTAATTCTGCATTGGTGTATTCTCGGATACGGATAGGCTTTGACAAACAGGATTACGACACGGCTAATGGAAAGGATGAGTTCCGTTTTACGAATGAATATACCACAGGCGTGACCATGACGGACAATAGCCTTGAAATGATATCTCCATACCGTGCGGACGCATACGGCATAGAGTTCCTTGCTGACAAGATAGGTGAAGATACTACAGACAACGAAAGTGACACTGATTTATTTATGGTAGGGGTAAAATCTGATTCGTCTGGACTTAAGTATATATTGAACAGGGATTATCTTATGGGTGGCGTTCTCAGCCCTGACACAATGTTCAATGCCATGTTTTCCCCTTCTTCTATGGTTTTGGCCAATGAAGCATACATCGGCTCATCTGTTGAGATGCTTACTTTTGCGTCATCAGATGGTAATAGTGATGTGGGTATTGATGGAATGGGGGAAAGTAGGGATATAATTCTTTCAAAAAGGATGTTTACTGTGGCGGAGGTGGAATTTGAGACTTCGGATGTGGAACTTCCGGAAGATCTTACAGGAATTGTTGAAATGGAATACCAAGGCAAAGTTGTACAGGGATATTATCAGCAGGCTGATTACAATTTTACAAAATCACAAAGTTCAAAGGTAACTTTGATCGTGAAAAATTTAAATTCGTTATAAAGATTCAAATTTTAATTGTTATATTTGCAATGAAAGCTTGTGAAGTCACAAGTTACTAGAAACTTACGAAAAGACTATGATATCAATCGGAGATGTTTGTCCGTTATTCTTTAAACCGCTGAAATATAAATATTCAAATGCTGGATGTTTCAGACAAGTATTTTCTGTGTCAGACAACATCCTGCTGCAAATCTTTTGTGATAACGGCGAAAAACCTTCAGCTTATTTGAATGATAAGATCGGCAATATTTCCTCCAAGATAACACTGCTTACTTATGATGTAAATGAAAGCATTAAGATGTATTATGCCTCATTATCTCCTTCGGAGGGGATATATACAGTAACTATAGGCGATAAAGAATGTGAGGAGTTCTGCGTGTGTGAGAATATAGGTGATTCTATTCTGATTGAATATTCCCATAAAGATAATAATTCTGCGTTTGATAATATATTCTGGATTGATGAGGTTCGGCAGATGTTCCAGTTCAGAATAATAGGAGGATTCAAGCCGGATGGGGTGGAGTTGAAAGTTGAAAACGAACAGTTTGTGAATCAGAAGCAGGAGATAATAGAAATGTATTCTCTCCCTTATAAAACATTTGATTTTGTTTTCGGGACAAGTTGTGGCGTTCCGTATTATATAGCGGAGTTTATAAATAAGGTACTTTGCCTTTCTCACGTCAGCATAAACGGTAATTTGTTTGTACGGGAAGGGGATTCTGTCCCGGAAAAGATTGATACAATAGGTAAGAAACAGATGTTTATATATAAAGTGACTTTACGCCCTAGACAAAATGATATCGCCGGGATCGGAGGCAAAACAGAGATTGCAACTTCATCTTCAGGAATCGCGTTTTTACTAACTAATCCAGAAGAGGACGATGTGTTGAAATATAAGAAGGCGAAAGCTGCTTTTGTTAATGAAAATTACGTGTAATCATGGCTAGAAATCGTCCTATAAAGATATTGTGGTACGGTTCGGAAACGGATGATGAAGGAAATCCGATTATACCGAAAATATCCCCGTCATTTGAAAAGCGACTGGAAGGGTTGAATGAGGGAGAGATATACATACATAATGATGATAATAATCCTTCTATTTACATAAGAACCAATAAAGACAGGGTTGTTGCCATATCGGGAGGTGCAAATATAAGTGAATTGGCTAAATATTTTTTGCGCAAAGACAAGGAGGACTCTACAAATTTTCTTTTATCATTACTGGGCGGAACTGTCATTAAGAAATATGCCAAGTTCGGTGATTTCGTTACCGGCGTATTAGGTGGATACATAGACGAAAAGGGCAATCTTGAAATGGAAAGCGGTGTATTTCGTAAGCGTTTGTTTGTTCCTGAAATAGCCTATAACCGTACAACCTATTTCAAAGGACGTATGGTAAACTCCCCCGGTGGTGGTTGTACCGTATTGTCATACGTGGATAACGGCGATGGAACCTACACCATCGCTCCCGATCTGACAGATGCGGACGGATTGAGCCAGTTTGTTGATGATATCCTTACCACCTATTTTGTGACTAAGAATAGCGAAGGCAAACTGAACGGTTTTGAAGAAATGAAATTCCGTGTGACTGCCGCAGATTATACAGCCAAGAAGTTTACTGTCATTCCCCGTCCGGGGCATTCTGACTGGAAACCTGCCGAGCAGATGGTATTGGCACAAACAGGTAACTTTACGGACCCGGAACGTCAGACTTATATACTTATTGATTCCGTCAACGGAAACAACTGTATTACATTCTTTGACAATGCCAACACTTGGGACCCGGAGCCGGCACAGATGCCTGCGTGGTTCGGCAAGAAAAAAGGCATGACTGTAGCCGGTATTAATGCGGACAATTACTCAGCCGTTCTTCAAAACATTATCATGACTGGGCTTATCTTCCAGATAGATGAGATAACGGGGAACAAGGTTCGTGTACCTTTGGACAAGGGTGAATGGGTTGCAGGTAAGTACGCCTACTATGACCGGGTGTCACATAACGGGGCTTTGTGGTTGTGTGTTGATGATAACGGAACGACAACCGAGCCATCAGATGATAACCCGGCATGGCTGAAACAAGTGGACAAAGGAGCGGACGGAGCGACAGGTCCGCAAGGTGTTCCCGGAACGCCGGGAAAGGACGGTGTTACTTACTATACATGGATAAGATACGCCGACAACGCACAAGGCGGAGGTATCAGCAATAATCCTACAGGGAAAGCGTATATCGGATTCGCCTACAACAAGACGAGTGCGGTGGAGAGCAACACCCCTTCCGACTACACATGGAGTGAGATAAAGGGTGAGCAGGGTGTTCCCGGTGCACCCGGAGCGGATGGAAAGACCTATTACACATGGATAGCCTATTCGGACAATGCGGACGGTACGGGCATGTACCAACAACCGAAGGATACTACAAAATATATAGGAATCGCAGTAAACAAGGAAACCGCCACAGAGAGCAGCAACCCTTCCGATTATACATGGTCGTTGTTCAAAGGTAAGGACGGTGCTGACGGTTTGTCTGTAATAGGTGGCGGTCATTGGGAATCCTCTAAGACCCCATACGAGGTCAATACCATGGTCACTTTGGCGGGCTGTGTTTTTATCTCCAAGGTGAAAACATCCAATCCTCCGATTAAAATTGCAAGGTTCAGGAACGGCAATTATCGAAAGAAAAAGGATGGCGGTTATATCCTTGCCGGGAAATCAGCCGACTGGACCGTGCATGAAGACTGGGAGATGCTGCTGGACGGTCGTGAACTTAAAGGTGAGAGTATCACCTTCTTGGGTGAGTTCGCATCCCATCCGTCCAATCCCAAGGAGGGTGACAGCTACCGAAATACGGCTGACCATTGTACTTACATATACCGGAATGGTTTGTGGATGGTCATGGTCAAAGACGGGACTGACGGTAAGGACGGCAAAGGTTACGAGTGGATCTACACCCGTACCAACATCATCGGCCTTACCCCTGACAAGCCGGATTCGAAGCAGCAGGATGATTATATACCGGAAGGCTGGACAGATGATTTTCTTGGCGTGGATGCAGACCATCAGGTGGAATGGGCGTGCAAACGTGTGAAGCGTGATGGAGTATGGAGTGAATGGAGCACTCCGGCCCCTGTGCACCGTTGGAGTAAGGACGGGGAGTCGAATATCATGGCCGACCTTGACAATGAGATGGTGAGCGTCGCTCTTACCAGTACCGGTGTTACTACTTCCGCACAGTCATGGACTACCCATGTATCCATGTGGTACGGTACCGAGAAACTCACCCTTGAGACTTTAACAGTCAGCACGCCTGCCGGTTTCACGGCAAGCACAAGCAAGGGCACCGGAGCGGTGGCGATATCCGTCGCTGCCGGAAAGTCGGTTCCGGAACAGAATACGGTCACCATCACACTGGCTGCAATGAAGAACGGGCAGCTCTATACCCGTGAACTGACTTTCAAGATAACCGGTGTCCGTGGCGGGGCGGACGGTTCCGATGCGGTAATTTATAGCCTTGTCACTTCGGCCACGATGGTCAGCAAGAACAAGAACGGCGGTTACAGTGTAGCTTCGGTATCCTGCCGGCGTATGAAGACAGTCGGTGCGGTCACTACGGCCACAACGGACGGGGAGTTGAAGTACAGTCGTGACGGTGCGGCCGAGGTTCCCATCGGTGATGGTGTCGGGGTGGCTTCCGGTAATTTTACCAGTAGCTTGAAGTTCGTGTTCTACGTGAACGGTCAGGCGGTTGATGTCGAAACTGTCCCGATGGTTGTGGACGGCAGTGACGGAAAGGATGGTGAGAGCATCACAGCAGCCGGTCATTGGGAATCCGCCAATACTCCGTATGCCAAGAACAGTACAGTATCGTTTGCCGGAGGATCTTACTTAAGCAAGGTTGAAACCTCCAACCCTCCGATTAAAATCGCCAAGTTCAGAAACGGCAGACTCCGCAGGAAAAGAGACGGCGGATACATCCTCGCCGGCAGATCTGCGAACCGGACGGTACATGCGGACTGGCAGGAGATGGTTGCTCCCGTCGGACCGTCGGCATCCTACTGGCTGGACAGTCCTGTCAGCGTGATCAACTTCACTTCAACAGGCACGCCATCCCCGTCTGGATTCCTTGTCACTTGCAAACAGAATGTGGCAGGCAATGTAAGCACGTGCAGCACGCTTTATCTGGCTGCACGCAAATACAACGGAAGCTGGCTGGCTCATGTAGGTGCGACACTGAACAGCCAGATATCCGTACCTGCGACAGCCGGATACACCCAGTTTGCCGTCCGGGCTTATAAATCAGCTTCCGATGCTGCTGCTTGGAATGACAATTATGTGGCCGAGAAGGGTGTGGGTGTTGCAAATGATGGTTCCATAGGAGCAACAGGAGCTACGGGTGCGTTCCCTTATGACAGAGGTGTATGGGCTTCCGGACAGACATACGTATGGAATGCAAAACAGCGTGACAAGATCATTCACAAAATAGGTGAAGTTTATTACAATTTTCTTGTGCGCAACTATGGAAGTTCTGTATCAGCGGCTCCTACATCCGCTAACGGAGATTCCAACTGGGAAGTCATGCAGAAATACAAAAGTCTGGTAACCGACATATTCCTTGCTGATAAGGCGAACATAGCCGGATTTATGTTCAAGTTGAACGGATACACATCGGACGGGGCACCTTACGGTATCATGCAGTCACAGGACAGCACTAACGGCCAGCCTAATCTGAGGATGGACACAAAGACCGGAGAGATTCTTTGTCAGAAAGCGAATATCACCGGGACTATCATAGCGACAAAGGGGACAATTGGCGGATTCAATATCGGTAATAATTTTATCGGCAGCACTAATATGTCGGCTGTAAATGTTGATAATTTGTTGCTGCAATACGACAAATTTGAAATGAAATACGAACGGTTCCAGTCAATAGACGGACATTTATACCAAGGTATTTTGGATACAGTAATTAGAAGTGGAAGTATAACTGTATCATCAACCGGGGATGTTTCAACAGCGAATGATGCTCTGTATGTAAGATGTGGAAGTTATATTTTTTCAGTCGGGCGAAACGGAATTCGCAAGTCAACGAATGGAGGAAGTACCTGGGTGGATTTATAACATTTAAAATATTAAAGTATGAGAATAAATTTTGCACAATTTCCTATTTACGACGGGATTAAGAAAGAAAAACTGATAGCCAACAACATCACTGAGGCCTACGGTGACTGGATATACAAGAACGTAGCGGGTTTGAAGGCGCATCTCCTTGCTGAGAAGATATTCAAATCTACTGCTGAAGGTGTCGAGATTGACGAAGAAGAGGTGGATATCATAAGACGCTCCACCTCCATGCTGCCCGGTCTGCTGGCTGATTCTTTGAATGATTATTTAGATAAAAAGGAGGAACAACATGAAAAAGGTATATTGTAACAACCTTCTGGCCAAGGTGCTGCTTGCGTTCAGTTCTTGCCATACGATAACAATCGGTCCGTTTGTTTTAAGCAAGCGACCGGAAGAGAAAATCACTCAGAAAGTGAGAAACCATGAGTGTACCCACGCCCGTCAATGGGTTGAGATGGCAGTTGCCATCGGTACAGTTATCTGGATCTTGCTGTTGTGTTTTGACCTTTCCGCCTGGTGGCTGGTACTGGCCGGGCTGGCATTCTATCTCTGGTATGGTGTGGAGTGGCTGGTCAGGGCGGTACGGTTGAAGGATGCCGGCAGGGCGTATAAGACGGTATCGTTTGAGAGGGAGGCATATTCCAACGAGGATGATCCGAATTATATTGAGAACAGTAATTATTTTGCATGGGTGAAGTATTTGTTTTAATTTTAAAATTTGCATTATGGACTTGAATAATATAGTTGGCTTTAAAGCTGTGGATAAAAACGGCAACGAACGACAGGTGACCGTCGATGAGATGACAGAATTAGTTTCCGCACGGATTGTTTCCGCTGCATCAGAAATATCAACATTTGCTGCCGCTGCGGCAGCCGGAACAGATGAGTTTGAGGACCAGTTGCCCCAGTCCGACACCTTCTCTTGGCTCCGTACTTTGGACGGTTCCAAGAACCCAACTTTGACATCTTCTTCGGCTGCCGCGAAAGTCCTGGGAGAACTAATGAACAGTTTGAAGCTGTTCCCTTTCATGAATAAAGGGAGATTAACAGGAACAGATGACTTAAATAATGTATTAACATCAGGAATCTATGAAATTAGTGCCCCTACAACAGGGGTACTAAATGGGAAAGATATTCAATACGGAATCTTAATAGTATTCTCAGCAGGACAAAGAATACAGTTATTAGGTAATGGCTTATACGGAAATGCATATTTTAGGACAGGTAGAGATAATGGAAGATGGTATGATTGGGTATCTATATATTGACATAAAATCTATTCGAAACGAGAGCTGGGAGAACTTCAGTTAAATGAAAACTATTTTTTGGTAAATCACATGCTAGGAGAAGGGGCTTTATACAAACTGAATTATCCTAAAGATATAAACGTTACTTTTGATATTATTGGAGAAGGGAATAGCGAGAACGCAGACATCTTTTCTTTTGTATCACATCACGTTAAAGGACTGTCCGTTGTAAAGAGTATTGGTCCTAATTTGCTGAAAATATACAAGGATGGAGATCATAACTACTATGTATATATGCCTGTATTCTCACGAGCTTTGATATATTTTACCAATCGTGTTTCTATGGATAATGCCATTTCAGCGACTAAAGTAGATATAGATATTAGTACG